GTGCTACAGTTAATGCTCAAGGTCAATTATCTGCGTTATCTGCTCAAGCAATATCTATTGCGCCTAGTCAAATTAATGCAACTATTCCAAATTCAGGATTAACGAATAGCTCGATTACAATAAATGGATCTGCTATATCACTCGGTGGTAGTGCAACTATCACAGCAAATACTCCTAATGCATTGACAATAGGAACAGGATTATCTGGCACAAGTTTTAACGGTTCTTCGCCAGTAACGATTGCAATTGATTCAACTGTAGTCACGTTAACAGGTACGCAAACTTTAACAAACAAAACGCTGACAAGCCCTGTAATCAGCACAATTAGCAATATAGGCACATTAACATTACCTACATCTACCGACACTTTGGTAGGTCGTGCAACTACAGACACATTAACAAATAAGTCCATATCTGGCTCAACAAATACAATTACAAACATTGGTAACGGTTCGCTGACCAACTCAAGCATTACGATTGGATCTACATCAATTAGTCTAGGTGCAACTGCATCAACGCTAACAAGCGTGACGATGGCTACTCCAACCATATCTAGTTATGAAACTTATACGGCCATATCTGCGCCTACTTATAACGCAGGTCGTTTATGGTATGACAGCACACAAAACGCATTAGCGTATTACAACGATGTAACAAACAATACTTTGCATATTGGCGAAGAAATCCAATTAAAAGTTTATAACAATACAGGATCGACTATTAATATTGGTCAACCTGTATATGTAACTTCAACAAGTAGTGGTTACACTTATCCTAACGTGGCATTAGCAATTGCAAACAGTTTAACAACAGGCAACGTGATTGGTTTGGCAAATCAAGCTATTCCAACAGGAACGGCAGGATATGTAACAACAATTGGATTGATTCAAGGAGTAAATACTGGTAGTTATACCGTTGGTGATACTCTTTATTTATCGCCTTATTCGGCGGGTTTTTATCAAAATACAATCCCACCGACAGGATATGCAATCAAATTAGGTACGGTTGCTTATGTAAACTCAACAACAGGTGCAATTTACGTTAATAAGAGCATTTTAACGATTCAAGCTGGTAATATTGTTGGGCAAGTAGCATTAGCAAATGGCGGCACAAACGCTAATTTAACTGCATCTGCTGGCGCAGTAGTTTATTCATCATCAACTGCATTAGCGTTATCAGCAGTAGGCTCTACAGGGCAAGTATTAACGTCACAAGGAACGTCAGCACCTATTTGGTCAAATAACGCAGCAACAGTTAGCGTTACAGACGATACATCAAGCAATACAACAGAATATATTACGTTTGCACGTCAAACAACTAGTTCTATTAATACGTTGTATACAGCTAGTACACAGGTTAAGTTTAATCCAAGTACAGGTGTATATTCAGCTCCTATTTTTAGTGGATCAGGTGCAAACTTAACGTCTATTCCAAACGGTGCTTTAACCAACTCAACCATTTCAGGCATATCTTTAGGCTCTAATCTTGCAACCCTTACTATTGGTACAGGTCTTTCAGGTACATCTTATAACGGATCAACGGCTGTAACAATAGCGAATACAGGTGTTACATCTTTAACAGGTACAGCATCTCAAGTTACTGTATCAGCATCAACTGGTGCAGTTACATTAAGTTTGCCAAGCACCATTAACGTAAATACATCAGGAACTGCTACAAACGTAACTGGTACGGTTGCTATTGCAAATGGTGGAACAGGACAAATAACTAAAACTGCTGCTTACAATGCTTTAACACCAATGACAACTGTTGGTGATATTGAATATTTTGATGGCACAAACGCAGTTAGATTAGCAGGAAATACCACGACAACCGCTAAGTTTTATAGTTCAACAGGTACAGGTTCAGCGGCACAAGCACCAACATTAACCAGTTCAACAGGAACAGGTAATGTAGTTTTAGCAAATAGCCCTGTAATTACAACTCTTTATATTGCACCATAATGTTCGACTGGAAAATAACCAAAATCAGCGTAGAAGATGGGGTAATTACTCATGCTCATTACGTTTGTAAATTAATACAAGATCCGCACAAGGTATCTACAGAGGGAAATTGGTATTTTTCAGATAAGATTATTAAAAAACCATTAGAAGAAATTAAGGAATTAGATATTGCTGAGTGGATAGAAAAAGAATCTATGCAAAATGGTGTAAATACAATAAAATCAAGGTTAGAGGAACAGATGCAGTCATTACAAAGCGATCAAACTGTGAATTTACCCTGGCTGCCTAAAACTTTCAAAATCAAGGATTAAATCATGGGTCAAATTGTCTTTCAAGCAACGCTAGGTGGTCAAACTGCTCTGGTAGGGCAAAACACATCTTCTAGCTATAGTTTAAACTTGCCATTAGCAACAGATACGCTAGTTGGTAAAACTACAACTGATACTTTAACAAACAAAACTTTAACTGCACCTGTTATTTCTAGCATTGTCAATACAGGTACTTTAACTTTGCCAACATCTACAGATACCTTAGTGGGCAGAGCAACAACTGATACGCTAACTAATAAAACAATTAGTGGTTCAAGCAATACTTTAAGCAATATTGGTAATTCAAGTTTAACAAATTCATCTATTACAATCGGTAGTACAAGTGTTAGTCTTGGAGGTACAGCAACCACAATATCTGGATTAACTTTAACATCAGGTGCATTTAACGGCACACTTGGAGCAACTACACCAAGCACGGCAGTAGTAACATCTTTGACCGATTCAGGATTAACTGCTGGTCGAGTAAATTATAACGGCACGGGCGGTCTTTTAGTAGATAGTGCTAATTTAACTTTTGATGGAACAAATTTAGGTATTGGATTAACGCCTACATCAGCAAAAGGTAATTTACAAGTAAATACAGCAATTAGTTATACCGACACAGGTATTCTTGCTACGTTCGCATCTAGTGTTGCTGGGTATAACCAAGTTATTTTACAAAATACTAACTCAGGTGCAACGGCATCTACAAACTTTAACGTATCAAATAACAATGGAACGGCTACAACAAACTTTGGTGAGTTTGGTATTAATTCATCTGCGTTTACAGGTACAGGTTCATTTAGTCAGGCTGGGTATACCTATTTAGCATCCGCATCAACTGACTTAGCTATTGGTACTTACGGCTCAAATGCTATTCACTTTGTTGTAAATAACGGTGCTACTGATGCAATGACAATTGATACTAATGGTAATTTATTAGTTGGAAACACTTCTGCAATATTTGGAAATACAAACCGTGGTGTAATTAATGTCAACGGCACTTCTACCGCACTACTTTCTTTGTCCAGCGGTGCATCTACATCTACCGCTGGTTATATGTATTGGGATGGCTCTAACTTACAAGTCGTAAATAATTCAACAAGTGGTGCATTAACATTTAATACAAATGCTGCAACAGAACGGATGCGTATTACCTCAACAGGTAACGTAGGTATAGGCACAAGTAGTCCAGCAACTTCAGCTTTATTAGATGTACAAAGCACATCTGCGGGTATTCGTTTTCCAAATATGACAACCACGCAAAAAAATGCAATATCTAGTCCTGTCGCTGGATTGACGGTATTTGACACGACTTTAGGAAAATTATGTGTCTATTCGGGTTCGGCATGGCAAACAATAACTTCTGTTTAAAGGATTAAAATTATGTCAGCAACTATTAACTGGATTATAGACTGGATGGATGCATCCACACAAACTATTAATGGACACTCAGAAGTTGTATTGACTGCTGGATGGAGATGTACAGGTACAGAAGCTAACACAGCAACACCGCCTGTTACATTTACAAATAGCATATACGGCACTTGTACATTTCCTCAACCTGCCGAGGGGGGTTCTTTTACACCTTACGCACAATTAACACAATCACAAGTAGTTGGATGGTGCTTAGAAAACGGTGTTAATCAGGCAGCGACTGAAACTGCAATCAACAACAATTTAGCATTACAAATTAATCCATTAGTAACACAACCACCATTGCCTTGGAGTAATTAATGGCTCAACCGTTTGACATAATTTCTCGTGCATTAAAAGACATTGGTGCTTTAGAAGCAGGTGAAAATCCAACACCTGAAGCAGCTCAAGATGCTTTTGATATGTTAAATGACATAGTAGATCAATGGTCAAACGAATCAATGATGGTTTCTTATAAAACAGAAATTATCTATCCTATATCACCTGGTGTTACACAATATACAATTGGACCTGGTGGAACAATTGGGGCAGTATTTACAGGTTCTATATCAGGAAACATACTAACAGTTACAGCAATAGCAAGTGGCGCAATAGCATTAGGACAAACTCTTAATGGTTCAGGTATTACAAACGGCACAACTATCGTTGCATTTCAATCTGGTGCTGGGGGAAATATCAATGAAGTTGGCACATATACACTTAACATTAGTCAAACTGTTACATCTACAACAATTAATTCGTATTATCAGCGACCCCTTTCTATTAATAGTGCTTTTGTGCGTATTAATACATACAGTAATAATCAGCCTATTACTAATGGTGGCCTCGATTATCCAGTTGCAATTCTTAACGTAGAAGATTACGAAATGATTGGTTTAAAAACGCTTGCTGGCCCGTGGCCCAAAGCTCTTTATTACCAACCAACCGAAACATTAGGAAACATTTTTGTATGGCCTAATCCATCACAAGGTGAAATGCATATATTTGCAGACACATTATTTGCACGTTACAACACTATCAATGACCCAATTATATTGCCACAGGGTTACTCAATGGCTCTCAGATGGTGTTTAGCTGAACGTCTAATGCCTATGTATGGCAAAGCATCTGCAACGCAAATAGGGATGATTAACGCATACGCAGCACAAGCAAAAGCTACAATTAAACGTACTAATATGAAACCGATTCAATCCGCTAAATTCCAAGATGCGATGTTAAGTAGCCGACAAAAAGATGCTGGCTGGATTTTGAGTGGGGGTTTCTTTAGATAATGGCAGACTTTGGACTTGTTGGCCCTTCTTATGTAGCTCCTTCTATTTATGTAAATGGCGAGGAGTGCATTAATTTTCGACCAGAAATAGATCCAACAAAACAAGCTGGGCAACGTGGTGTAGTAGCTTTATATCCAACACCAGGATTGACTGCACAAATTACATTAAATACTGCTGAAATTAGAGGCATGAGAACCGTATCTGGTGGACAGTATATGGTTGTTGTTTGTGGATATTATGTATATGTTATAACATCAACATTGACTCCTACATTGGTAGGTCAATTAAATACAAACACAGGAATAGTTGGCATTACAGATAATGGAATAAATGTTTACATTGTAGATGGAACATATCGCTATACATGGAGAATTTCAAATCCAGCATCTGCACAATTTATTGGCTCAGTATCGGGAACAACATTAACCGTTACACTAATGAAATCTGGAACTATTGCAGCAGGGCAATCGTTATATGGATTAAGTGTAAGTAATGAAACCGTCATAACGGCATTAGGCACAGGTACAGGTGGTGTTGGTACATACACAATTAATCTTACACAAACAGAGCCATCTGAAGTTTTTAATAGTTCTGCTGTTGGTGCAATTTTTACAGGATCAATAAGTGGTACAACTTTAACGGTAACTGCCGTTTCATCTGGAACAATTTACGCAGGACAAACTGTTCAAGGAACAAGTATAGCAGCAGGTACGGTTATAACATCTTATGGCGGTGGAACAGTACTAGCAACTGCAATTGCAACAGGCGGTACAGGTTATGCGGTTAACGATACGATTACAGCTCAAGGTGGAGTTTATGGCAATACTCCTGCAACATATATTGTTTCTAGCGTAACTAGTGGTGTTGTTACTGGTTTAACAACTACAAACTCAGGAAATTACACAAGCAATCCATCCAATCCTGTAAGCACATCAACTTCTGGAAAAGGTACGGGGTTAACACTTACATTAACATTTGGTACAGGTATTGGTGGCACAGGAACATATATTGTAAGTAATTCTCAAACTGTAGCATCTGAAACAATGTATGGATTAAATTTTAGTGTTTTGCCAACATCAGATGGGGCATTTTCTGGTGCAAATGTTGTTGATATTGTTGATAACTACTTTATTTTTAATAATCCAAATACGCAACAATGGGCAGCATCTAATATTTTAAGCCCAACAACTCCTGCTTTATCATTTGCAAGTAAGTTTACAGGGCCAGATAACCTTGTTTCTATTATTGCTGATCATGGACAAGTATATTTATTAGGTGAAACAACATCTGAAGTATGGGCAGATGCAGGAACATTTCCATTTCCATTTCAACGTATCCCAGGATCTTCAAGTCAGCACGGCATAGTAGCTCAAAACTCAATAGCTCGACTAGGTAATTCTTTTGCTTATTTAAGTAAAAATATTCGTGGTCAATCGCAAGTAGTAATGATGAACGGATATTTTCCAGAAAGAATATCTACTCATGCCGTAGAAAACAGTTTAACTGACCAATATGTAGAAGATGCTAGAGCATGGACTTATCAGTTAGAAGGACATGAATGTTATGTTTTAAGTTTTCCTACGCTTGATTTAACGTGGGTATATGATTTTTCTACACAGATGTGGCATAAATGGTTGTGGGTAGATAATTACAATGTTTACCACCGACACAGAGGTAATTGTCAGGCAAATTTTCAAAATTTAAATTTAGTTGGTGATTTTGAAAATGGCATTATTTACCAATTAGATCAAAATAATTACACAGATAATGGTCAAGAAATACGCAGATTGCGTAGAACACCACATTTAGTTACTGATTATCAACGTCAATATTTTGATGAATTACAAATATATTTTCAGCCAGGTGTAGGAACAACTGGATTGTCAGTAAATGTTCCAAATATTCAATCTCCATTTTTTATTGCTCCATCACAAACATATATTGTTCCTGCTAATGCAACAATTTATTTAAGTAATTTATCAACCATTAATGCAAATACTCCTACAAATCAACCACAGGCTATGTTGAGATGGTCAAATGATGGTGGTTCAACGTGGAGTAATGAACATTGGGTAAACATCGGTGCATTAGGTAAATACAAAAATCGTGCTATTTGGAGAAGATTGGGAACGGCAAGGGATCGAGTATTTGAAGTTGTTGTAACTGATCCAATAAAAGCTGTAATTGTGTCGGCAAATTTAAAAGCTACTGAGGGTGAATCTTGAACTACATTAATCAACCTAATACCCCTTATCCGCAAGTTGAATTTATGGATGTTACGACTAAACGACCAAATCGAGCATGGCAACAGTTTTTTTTAAATATTTTAAATTTTAGTAGCTCAAATACAGCATCTACAGGTGGGGCAACATTACCAGTTAATCCTGCTGGGTTTATGAATGTAACGGTTAACGGTCAACAATATAAAGTGCCTTATTACAATGTCTGAGATTATTGAACATTTTGTGCCAAGTCGTGAGCAAATTAATGCTTTACAAACAGAAATGAGTGTAATGCCACAGGCAGAATTAAAAACAGATCATTATTTTAGCGGTGGTATGTATTGTCGTAAAGTTTTTAGACCTGCTGGTACATTGATTGTTGGCAAAATACATAAAGAAGATCATATTTTTTTATGTGCAAGCGGTCAAATTATGGCATGGACTGAAAACGGTATGAAAACATTAAACGCTGGCGATATTGTGGAATCTAAAGCTGGCACAAAAAGAGTAACTTTAGCGTTAACTGATGCAATTGGTATAACAATACATAAAACCGATGAAAAAGACTTAGAAGTTATAGAAAAACAACTGATTGAACCTGATAATTTAGCACTTTTTGATTTTAATAATGAGATTAAAAAGTTTATAATTGAGGGTAAGGAGAATACATTATGACATGGGTAGCTACAGCTATTGTTGGAAGTTCTTTAATAGGTGGATACTTTTCCTCTCAAGGGGCGCAAAATGCTGCAAACACGCAAGCTCAAGCTGGATTACAAGCTCAACAACAAGTTTTGGCTGCTGGACAAAAAGCCTCTGAAAATTATCTTCCATATCAACAATTAGGTCAAACAGGTGTAAATGCTTTAAACCAGCAAATGCCGTATTTAACGTCACAATTTTCTAATGCTGACTTAAATTCCCAATTAGCTCCTAACTATGCTTTTCAATTACAACAAGGTCAACAATCAACTAATGCTGCTAATAATGCAACAGGTGGAATGGTTGGTGGTAATGCTTTACAAGGATTAAATACATTTAGTCAAAATTATGCACAAGGCGCATATCAAAATGCATTTAATAATTATCAAGCGCAACAAACTAATATTTATAATAAATTAGCTGGAATAGCAGGAATTGGAATGGCTGGTGCTACTGGTGCTGCAAATGCTCAAATTGGCACAGGTACAAATGTGGCAAATATTACACAGGGCATAGGTAATGCTCAAGCCGCTGGTCAAATAGGTCAAGCTAATGCAATTAGTGGTGCTGTTGGAAATGTTGGTAATGCAGGGGCATTGTATGGAATGAATCAATCAAATGCTAATCCTTTGTCTAATATGGGGTTGCTTGGTAATAATTCTTCAGGATACACTTATGCAAATCCTGGTTCTGTAGGGCCACCAAATCCTGGTATAACTGGCCCGTTTGAAATAGCTTAAAGGGATAAATCATGGCAGAAGTCCAACAAGCAAATACAAGTATTTACGGAAATATTCAAGCTCCTAAACAAATGAGTTTGGCGGATATGCTTAATTTAAGCAAATCAAGTTACGAGTTATCAAAACTTAAAGAACTATACCCAGCAATGATTGCTGGCGAACAAGCTCGTTCAACAAAATCACAAATTGAAGCGGGGTTAGCAGAACAAACAGCACCATTAAAACTTAAAGCAGAACAACAATCTACTGAATCAGGTGGCCTTGATTTAAATACAAAAAAACAAGCAGCAATAGCAAATGGTTACGTTTCTAAAATATTCGACCCAATGGTTGTTCAAGCTGCAAAAGATCCAAACAAAATTGATAAAAATAAATTGGTTGAAAATATTACAAAATGGGGTATTCAACAAGGACAAGAAATTGGAATTGACCAACCAACTGCTATTAAATTAATACAACCTTACATTGACATTGCACAAAATGATCCTGCGCATTTGCAAGATTATTTAAAACAACGGCATATTTTAGGCTTATCACCTGAATCAAGAACGTCTGCATTAACACCATCTGGTATTGCAGTAAATACAGGTGCAAGTGGGCAAACAGTAAATACAAATCCATTTTCAAATGTGCCACAAGGTCAAGCAATACCAGGCACACAATATAAACAACAGATTCCTAATCAAATTCTTGATGTTAAAGGGAATAAATACATTGTTAATAATGAAGGAAAATTAATACAAGTTGGAACAGGTCAAGAAAGTATGCAACCAAATGCTAATGTAAATCCTGCGCATCCAAAACTTGTACAAATGGATAAAACATTTGATTACACAGGTCCAGGCGGATCACAAATGCAATTAAATGATTATCAAACACCTTTATATGAAAATGGACAAAAAGAGTTTAGTGCAAATACAGCACAACAAGCGCAATCTAAAGAACAATTACAAAACATAAATGGTGTTTATGAAAATCTTGGCGCAGCTTTTGGTAACAAACCTGCCCAAATATTGCGTGGTGGAGTAAGAGGTGTTTTTGGTAGCGAAACGGCAGATAAATTAGAAAAAAATATTATGCGTGTTTATTTATCAAATGCAGATACTTTTGGTAAAGCAGCAACAGATCAAGCAAGAGCAGATCAACAAGTAGTATCAGGCAGTAAAGATATTACAGAAGGTGCTTTAAAAGATATTATTTCAAGAGCTGGTGCAGTTGCTTATGCGCAAGATGCTTATACCAAAGGATTAAAACAATTTAGAGATAAGTACGGTGAAGTAAACGGATCTATTCATACAAATAATTACAAGTCAACATTTATGTCTAATTACGATACTAGAATATTTCAAATGGATAGTATTGCAATATCATCATTACCTGAAGCGAAAAAGAAAGAAGAAATTAGCAGAATTTATAATTCC